ACTTATATGTAAACAAAGCTGATCAATTTATTCCTGGTAACGTTTATGCACATTGGCAAACTAACATAGCATCATTTAAACTTTACGAATCAACAGATACAAATTGGCAAGCATTTGATTACTTTGTTAGTTCAACGGCTCCAACTGCTAATTATAAAAATGGCGACTATTGGTTAGATACAACAAGTACTAACTGGGGACTTTATGTTGGTAACGGTACTGTATGGAATAGTCAAACTGTATCAATTGTTGACTCAGCAAATATTGACGGAAGTACCAAGTCACCAATATCATCATATGTTCCATCAACTGATTATGCTATAGTAGTTTCAGATAGAAATGTTGGTGCATCTTATTTCAAAAAAGTTACAAACGGTTCATGGATAAAAATTGCAACTGACTCAACTACTGTAGGACTACTTGGTGTTGACGTTGCTATTAATACTACACAACCTTCAACAAATACAGCTGGAAAAATTTGGTGGAAAACTAATACAACAAATGGATTAAATGTTTCATTTAAAAAATATTCATCAACTACTGATAGTTGGGTTACACAAGATATTAGTTTACACTCAAGCCAAGATTCGGCTAATAATGCATTTGGATTTAGTAATAAAGTCGGCGTACATGCTGGATCAGGTAAACCACCAAACGGTATTGCAATAGCACATACAGGTTCAAGTTTCCCTGCTTCATTAAATGATGGCGATTATATATTACGTACTGATTATGAGCCAAGCAGATTATTTAAGAAAGTTGGTAACAGATTTATTAGAATATCAGACGATCACAGAGGCACATACTCTGCGGCTAATAGAATATTAAATACATTTATTGAAAACTCTAGTTCTAATCCTAAAACAGCAGATGGAAAAGAACAACAAGGATTAAGTAAAGCAGTTAAACCTAGGACGGACGTATAATGGCACAATTTTGGTATGATCAACAAATAAGAAGATACTTGTTACAGTTTGTACGTATCTTTAATGGATTCCAAGTACAAAGTGGTCAAAAAAATGCAGGTGGAACATCATCGCAAGTTTATAAAACTGTACCAATGCGTTATGCAGATATGTCAAGAATGGTTGCACATGTACTACGTGGTAATACAGAAAATGCACTAAACTCTACACCTTTTATGACTTGTAATGTAGCAAACTTAAATGTTGCTAGAGAACGAAGACATGATCCAAAATTAATTTCATCTCAGCAAATTCAAGAACGTAAATATGATTCTATGAACGATCAATATACTGCCGAACTTGGAAATACATATACTGTTGATAGATATATGCCAGTTCCTTATGATTTAACAATTAACGTTGATGTATGGTGTTCAAATACAGAACAAAAATTACAATTACTAGAACAAATACTAACATTGTTTAATCCAACAGTAGAAATACAATCAAATACAAATCCATTAGATTGGACAAATATTACAGTTGTTGAACTTATTGATATACAATGGTCGTCAAGATCTGTTCCACAAGGAGTTGATTCACAATTAGATATTGCAACACTTATTTTTCAAGTTCCAATTTGGATTAATCCACCGGCTAAAGTTAAGAAACAATCAATTATACATTCTATTATTAATAGAATACATTTAGACGATAACTTATCTGATTTACAATATGACAAAGATATGCAAAACTTTTTTGATCAATTTAGTAATCTAGAAGAAATTGTTATTACACCACAAGATACACAAATTGACGTAACTGGAAATACTATTAGTTTATTAAATGCTCATGGTATAAATGAAGGATATGAATGGAAAGAATTTTTTGAACAATACGGAGAATTCCAAGAATCTACTTCAAAAATAAAATTAAGAAGATCATCAAATATAGAAGACTCAACTCAAGATATTGTTGGAACTATTGCTTATCACCCAACTAATGGTAACCAGTTAGTGTTTACAATTGATTCAGCTACATTACCAACTAATACAAAAACAGCTATATTAAAGATTGTTGACCCTCAAAAGAATTATCCAAATGATGGTACTCTTGCTGGACAACAAACCGGACAACGATATTTAATAATAAATGACATTGCAAAAAATTCTTCAAATTGGGGTACTTTAGAAGCATCAGCAAATGACATTATTCAATTTAATGGCACACAATGGGAAGTGTCATTTAATGCAACTGCTAATGGTTCAACTGTTCAGTATGTAACAAACAGTGCAACTAGCTATCAATATAAGTGGACAGGATCTGAATGGATTGACACTTATCAAGGTCAGTATCGTCCAGGTTATTGGATATTGAATTTAACTGGAACTTAATTGACTAAAGCATAATTGTGTGCTATAAATAAACTTATGTATGATGCTGTAGGTACAACTTTTTTATCCCAAGATACAAAAAAATTCTGTTTAAATAAAAGATCAAAAGAAGTAAGTAATCCTAACACTTGGAGTTTTTGGGGTGGTAAAGTTGAACGTGGCGAAACTGTTATAGGTGCATTAAAAAGAGAGATTCAAGAAGAAATAGGATTTGTTCCTAAAATTGTAAAAATACATCCATTGGACATTTATCAAAGTATTGATGGACATTTTATGTATCATACTTTTGTTATTGTTACACCAACAGAATTTGAGCCAAACATAAACTACGAGTCGCAAGATTATAGCTGGTCAGAAATAAACAAGCTCCCAGCACCATTACACCAAGGTGCTAAAAAAACATTGTTAGATAAAAACAATGTTAAAAAACTACAGTTAATAGTAAATAGTATTAGCTAGTATTATTGAAAATAACTATATAAGGTAAGAACATTGTCACGTATTATTAATTTTAACCAGGCAAAAATTGCACACTCTTTTGAACAATTTGCAAAAGACGGTGTTATCACTGATGATATTTTAGAAAATATTGATTCAAAATTTCATTTCCAGAGTGATATCGATGATGTGTTAGAAGAATATTCTAATAAAGATAAAAAAAAGTTTTTTAATATACTACTTGAAATAAAAGAAGCAGTAAAGCAGATGACCAGCCAAGAAAATATGGATATTCGTTTTGAACTTGAAGATGAATATTTTAATTTAATACAAAATTTAGAAACAAATAATGCAAAGTATAAGATACCTTCAATACTAATAAAATATCGAAAAGATATTAACCCTATTCGTGCATTAAAATTTGAACTACAAGAAATTATGTCAATGTATACAGTTGAAGATGATTATCACTTATGGCTAATAAAAGAATTTAAAAAAGAAGAAAAAATAAAAGAAATTATGTTTTGTGTTAAAAACGATATTATAAAAATTATTGAAATGCAAAAAAAATTTAAGAATGCAAAAAAGAAATATTCATACTTTGTATTACCAATGAGCTATTACCATTGTATTGAGATGGAAACTGATATGGTTAAATGGATTAAAACTTTACAAGAATTTTTAGTGTGGAGTACACAAGATGATATTAAAAAACGCTACGATTAAACAACAATATTAATTAATTTAATACCACTATCGTTATTATCTTCTAAAGACTTACCAATTACACAAAATCCTGGAGGAGTTGGACTATCATCTGTTAGTGTACATGCTGTACCAGGAGTAACATTTGTTACAAGTACATCACCTTTTCTAACAGGTCCTTCTACTTTACAAGGAATTTTACCACGAAGTGCAACTGCTACACCATCTGCATCTTTATTCATTAAGTATGCTGGGTTTGTTGATACAACACCTGCAACTCTTGAATCTTGTAATGCTCTACATTGTGTTACTTCTTTATCTCCGCCAAATACTAAAACTGTACCTGGTTCATAATTATCATCTGATGTGTATATCTCTGCCAAGTCAGCATATTTTGCCGTTGTTGCTGTTGCGTAAACTGTTCCTGCTTGTATATCTGCGTTTGCTGTTACTGTAATATTTGTTGCTGATTCACCACTTGTTGTTGTAGTAGCAATCCATCTATCTGTTGTTTCATCCCAGAACCATGCCGCATTATTTTCTGATGATCCACGTTGTACCATAACACCTGCATCGTTAGTATTATTTGCTGGTTGTGTATCATGTTTGTTTAATAATATAATGGGATCTTCAACGGCCATATTTTGTACGTCCATTGTTGTTGCTGTACCCATAACTGTTAAGTCAGCATTGATGTTTACATTACCTGAACCATTTGGTGTTAAATTAATATCACCGTTAGCTGAAGTTGTAATATTAATAACAGCACCTGTGATAGCATTACCATTAACATCCAATGACCCGCCAAGTTGTGGAGTAGTGTCTTCTACTATGTCAACTATTCCATCTTCATAGTTGTCATCTGCTATTACCCAAGCACTACCATTGTATTTTAAAATTTTGTTTGTTGCTACACCAGTTGTGGTAACATCTGATAAATCGTTTAACGACATCAAACCAGTTGCATCTGAGTTTACCCAAGCACTACCGTTGTATTTTAAAATTTGATTAGTAGTTAATGACCCAATTGTTGTGTCCGTTAGTGTTGAAACTGTATGATTTGTTGGTGTCCACGTTGACCCATTATATTGTAAAATTTGGTTTGTTGATACTCCAGATGTATTAACATCAGTTAGTTCATTTAATGTATCAATTAAGTTTGTTCTAAATTCAATTGCTGAAGCATTTACATCACTTACTGTTATATCAACTGTACCTGCTGTCATTCTAGCAACTGCAATTTTGTATTCTACTGCACCTGTTGATCCCATATTACTATTATCAGCAATAGAAAATGTATACGTGTTACCTTGATAACCTGATGTTTCTACTTTGTGTATTGCACCTGCTTTATTACCTGATGATCCGTTCCATGTAAAACTTTGACTCCATCCATAAGCTGAACCTTCAACACTTTTTAATACATAAAATCTTAATGGTGTGTTTACTGGATTTACAGTTGGCATATCCATTGTAAATGTAATTAATGTAGTTGCTGATGCATCAACACCTGCTAAAGTTAATGTTGCTAAAGTTGTTGTTGCTGACGGATCTGTAGTGTTAACTGTAATTGTTCCCGGTGACGTTGCTGATATTGTGTGATTTGCAATTGCAACTGCTGGAGAAGTTGGAACAAAATTTGCGCCATTCCAAGCAAGATAATTTCCTGATGCAATACTACTAGTATCAACATCTGACAATTGGTTCATTGCCATTAAATTGTTTGTGTCTGTGTTGACCCATTTACTTGCACTACTGTTATATTTTAATATCTCATTATTAGAAACACTTGTAATTGTCGTATCTGTTAATAACTCCACAGTAGTTACGTCTGAACTTGGTTCCCATCTCGAATTTGAAGTACTCCATTTTAAAATTTGTCCATTGTTTGGAGCAGTATTGTGAACGTTTGATAAATCACCAATTGTTGCATTGGCAATACGTGCATCTGCTAGTGCGTTTGTAAAAAATTTGTTAGCACCTTCTGTAATATGATCTGTTGTACCAGGTATTGTTAATACACCTGTACTATTGTTATATGCTTGTGAGCCTGCTGTGCCTAAACTAATGGCCGCTCTTGATCTTGCATCTGTGTAATATAAATTACCACTTTCTGGAAGGTCTGCTGTTGATATTTGATTAGCACCTGTACCAAAATCAATCATAGTATCGTCAATTGAATTTGCCGCTATACTAATTGTACCTGAAATAGTGCCAGTTGTTGTTAAATTTTTATTGCCTAAATCCCAGCCACTTGTTTTGTAAACTAAACTTGCTACATTAGATCCACCTGATTCAATAACAATACCTGATCCGTTTGAATCAAGTGTTCCACCTTTGTTTAGAATAATTCTGTTATCTTTTATTTCAGTATCTGTTGATGTTGTTGTAATTTGTGATCCGGATACTTTTAAATTACCGGTTACAACTAAATCTTCTGCACTAATAATAGTTTGATCTGCCATGCTTTGCTCCAATATGTATTACTATTATTTAGCAGATTTGGCCAATTTATAATATGTGTAGTCAAGGGAAACCCCGGAATAACCCGGGGTTTCTTGATTTAAAAACGTATAATTTATTAGATAAATGTTACGTTTGAAATATCAATTTTTGATAGGTAGTCTGCTGAATTACCAAGTGATGATGCAGTGTTTGTTAACTCTACATAACCGTATCTTGTCATAAAGCTCACTACTGGTTCAAAAGTTGACGGATCCACAATAACGCCTGATGACATTAGTGGGATGTACGGACAATAAAATGCCGCCGCGTCTACTTCACCAGCACCTTTGTAACCTACTAATACTGGAGAATCATCTACCAAGTATGAGTTTACATATACTCTCATAGCGCCGTTTAATGTACCAACAAATTTAGTGTTAGTAGGTGCTTCAAAAGTACCTTCAGTTGTTCTTGCGAACGCTGAAGTTGTCGCTGATTGTAATACAGTCAAAGCCTGTGGAGAAACTACAGCCCAGTTAGCCGCGCCTCTTCTAGTTCTTTGAGCGATTAAATTAGCTTCTCTGTTAATAGCTACAGCCAATGCCGCATGTTCGTCACCCACGAAAGTTGGTGTACCTGTTGCGTTTGATTGGTTGAAAGCCGTTCCAGCTGGTGCTAATGATGTAAGTGAACCAAGAATTTCTTGGTCGATTTCAGCAGTAATTTCTTGTGCTAAAGCCGCCATTACTTCTGCTTCTACATCTAAACCATGCATTGCTGATGCGTCTTGTGCCGCTTCAAATGTCCAACGTGCTGATAGCTTTCTTGTTTTAGCTTCAACTGTTTGTTTTAAGATTTGAATTGACATTTTGTTACCAGCTTCACCTTCTAAAGATGAAGTTGATGTTCCAGCTGGTACTGATTGTGTACCTGAACCTGGATTTGCTGAGTAAGATCTTGCAATCTCAAAAGGTGATAGTGCTTCAGAACCTGCTGTTACACCGTCTTTTGCGTCTGAGTATCTAACTCTTAATGTGTGAATTTGACCTACTGGGCCAGTCATTGGCTGAACACCAACGATTTCGTTAGCGATAACTGTAGGCATTACACGTCTGATTATTGGAAGAATTACTTTGTTTAAAGCCGCTACGTTACCGGCACCTGTTGCGCCAGTTGTTGCCGCCTCAGCTAAGTATCTCTTTGTATTTTCAAGAACAGCGTCCATTGATTTTTTTCTTTGACCTGAAAGGCCTTCCATCAACGCACTTTTAGTATCTGTCCATTTTTCATTGATCATGTCTGTCATTTTAATTAACTCCTAGACCTGCTAGTTTTTTAAGCTCAACAATATCACCTGCTTCTGAACTAGGTTCAGTTGGTGATTGTCTATTACCAGTTACCTCTGTTACTGATTCAGTAACAATAGTTTTGTTTGATTCAGCTGGTGCTGATTCATTTAAAACTGCTGGTAAGTATTTGTTAAACTGTTTTTTTAAA